CCACATGCCACTCGAGGCAATCATCCCCTAGCACGACGACGTCTTTGGCACCGGCCGCCAACGCGTAAATTATTCGCATTATGCCGTTTCCGAAGGAAGTCATGAATGTGCCAGAGGGCATCATCCCATAATTGTGTGAGATGTAAATTTTGTTCCCAATGATATAGCAGGGCCGTGCTGAGACTATGGCCCAAACCTTCGCGAGATGATACCACTCGGGCTCAGGATTAATGCAAGCGCCATAAATGACGTCTGCAATGTTTTCGAGATCCTCTGCGGCAACGCGTCTTTCCCACCCACTTACATCGCTGGCCGTGGGGCCAAGGTTGTTTAGTTTGGAAAGGGCGCGCACCTTTTGAGTGATGGCGCGATCATGAGCGAGAGAACGCCCAAATCCCACCATGTTGGCGTAATTTGGGTATTGCTTCTTCTCATTATCTTGGAAATCGGCAAAGATGTAACGTTCGACGAGTTGGTCTACTAGTGAAATTGCCATGATGAGACGGGGGTGGTCAAGCTTACGGGAGGGATGCATTTCTCCTTTGACAAAAGGACGCACTGGGTCACGTAACCCCAACTTCAGTGATAATGTTGGGTCGTGTTTAAGTGCTTCGAGGTCCACTGTGTCCTAGCGTTTAAGCCGAGCTTCAGCAGCATCGAGAATTGCTTCTTCCTGTGTGGCGATCACTCTGATGTTCTCGGAACCGAATTGGCACCACGGGAAGCCGGGGTGTGAATCGGCTGGGACCGTTCGGAGGAGATCTTTAAGACGGGACCGTCGGCCCCCTGCATCACAACGTACTGTTTTTGTAAGTCTCCAGGGAGAGATTTGAGAAGTCGCAGCAATTTTAGCAGCTCTTCTCTTTTCTTCGGGGATTCTTGCTCTTTCAGTGTCGGAGTAGAAGCCAAGACTTTTGAGGATGGTGGGGACGTCTCGCTGAGGCAAGGCGTAATCTCCGACTCCTTCAAAGAGTCCTTTGGCTTCATCGAACTCTTCTGTGATGTGGGGTTCGGTGGTGCAGGTG